GAGTCAGCTAAGTTGCTGCGGGATGCAACCGATGAGGTAGCAAGACTGAAAGATGCTCTTGAGCGACTCAGTACCATCAACTGACAAGTACGCAGAAGAACTTCTNCTCTCTCGCCGTATCTTGAAGTCTGAGATGGGCAAGGCTAACCGTGCTTACAGTCCACANGAAAAGAAGGACTTGCTNCAGTCTTGGAAAAACCAATATAGCCCTGAGTTAGTAGCNGAGCTATTGCGGGTAGCTAAGAATCCAGAGGCACGGTACCGTATAGCTAACTGGAACCTAGAACAGTTCAGCAATGAACGACGAAAGTCTAAATGAAGTTCAATCTCAAACAGTTTTACACCTTCTGCTCTGAATTAAAGATTGAAACCAAAGAGCAGGGGTTAAGGAAGATGGATAACCTTCTCGGCACTCAGACCTATGTCATGGATGAGATTGCTACAGGCTTAGAGAACGGTATCCATTTCTTTGTCATTCTTAAAGGCCGTCAGCTTGGTATCACTACTATCAGCCTAGCNTTAGACCTTTACTGGCACTACGTTAATGCGGGGTTAAATGGAACACTTGTTACAGACACAGAAGAAAACCGAGATATGTTCCGAGGAACGCTCGGCAGTTATATGGAAGGTCTGCCTAAAGAGTACAAAATACCCATACTTGCACACAATCGAAACTCACTGGCCCTCAAGAACCGCAGCCGTATCTTTTATCAAGTCGCAGGGCTTAGAGCGAAAGGAAGTCTTGGTCGTGGCAAGGGCATCACATTCCTTCATGGAACAGAGACGTCTTCGTGGGGCGATGAAGAAGGACTAGCCTCCTTGCTGGCTTCTCTTGCAGAAACCAACCCTAAACGTCTCTACATATTCGAGTCCACTGCTCGCGGGTTCAATATGTTTCACGATATGTACGTGACAGCTAAACGCGCACGAACTCAAAAAGCAATCTTCTGTGGCTGGTGGCGCAATGAGTTTTATTCTGCTGCGCCTGATACTGATGTCTACAAAGTCTATTGGGACGGCAAACTCACACCCGAAGAAAAAGAGTGGACGCGAGATATTAAGAAGCTCTACAACTTTGAGATTAACTCGCGCCAGATGGCGTGGTGGCGTTGGAAGATGTTAGAAGGCATCAAAGACGATTCCTTGATGTATCAAGAGTTCCCACCTACCGAAGACTATGCGTTCGTCATGACAGGCACCAGCTTCTTCTCTAACTCACGGTGTACTGACGCCATGAAGATTGCGAAGAAGATTCTATGCGACCATTACCGCTATGCGATGGGTGTCAACTTTCAAGACACGGAAGTCTTAAAGTCTACTGAACGTCTGTCTACGTTAAAGGTGTGGGAGGAGCCAATTGATACCGCTTACTACGTTATCGGTGCAGACCCTGCTTATGGTTCTTCTGATTGGGCTGATAGGTTTTGTATTCAAGTCTTCCGCTGCTATTCGGACGGAATGGAACAGGTTGCTGAGTTCGCCACTTCAGAACTTAATACGTACCAGTTTGCATGGGTTATCGCTCACTTGGCAGGAGCCTACAAGAACTCGACGCTTAATCTGGAAGTTAACGGGCCGGGACAGGCTGTGCTAAATGAGATTAAGAACTTACGCCGTCAAGCTGCCAGCATGGGCAACGCAATGGGCAAGAGTCTAATGGACGTCTTTGGTTCTATGTCGAACTACATCTGGCGTCGTAATGACACGATGGGCGGGATGTCTAACTCGCTTGGCTGGATTACAACGCAAGGCACCAAAGAGCGCATGATGAATTACACGAAAGACTTGTTTGAGCGTGGAATGCTTGCTGTTTATTCGGTCGATACGATTGAGGAAATGAAGACCATCATTCGTGACGGCGCATCTATCGAGGCATCAGGCCGCAACAAAGATGACCGTGTAATGGCGATGGCTTTAGCGTGCGCTGCTTACTCGGAACAGGTTCAGCCCCAATTAATTCAACGCAAGTTAAGCCGAAAAGTATCCAGAGAATTAGAAGCAAAGACCCCGGAGCAATTGTCTGTAGGCAAGGGCGTATCCAACTACTTGAAAGCGATTGGTGTGTATGGCGCATAATCAATTAACCATTGTGTCAGTTCATGGACACACAGATGGGTCAGCCACCTTGCCGTCCATTGTTCGCAGTATGCGAGAGTTGCCGGGTTCAAAAGGCTTGCTCATTTCTCCAGCAAAACCAGAGAACTTGCCAGAAGACATCCAATGGCTGCATTGCTTTCCTTTTGACTACCGGGGTTACAGCACATTTATCATGCACTGCTTGCATGAATACATCATGACGGAGTTCTGCTTAATTGTTCAGGATGACGGATGGGTTTTGGACGGGTCCAATTGGAGAGATGACTATTACACCTACGATTACATTGGCGGCATTACTCATGCTGGTCTGGTGGGCAACACATTACATCTAGGCTTTGAGTGGACTAAGTTTGAATACTATACGCTTGTCCTAAACGGCGGTTTTTCCTTGCGTAGCAAACGCTTCTTGGAGGCTCCAACTAAGCTAGGCATTGTTCAATCGTATTCCGATGAAATCCATCTCTGGAATGAAGACATTCAATTGTCTTGCTTAAAGCGTGGACTCTTTGAGTCCTTGGGATTTAAATATGCACCCAACGAAGTCGCTAAATATTTTTCGATGGAACACATTGCTCCCAAGTTTCATGACGATATGGACTTTACAAAACTCCTTGGTCATCATTCAACGACTCGTAAGCTAATCCGAGACAATGAAATTCTTCTGCCGATGGGCGTAGAAAACTATTATCGGGAAAAAGAGTTCTTAGACTTCCTGCAAACCAAAGGTTACATACTCAACTATGTCGCAAACGGTTCTTACCAAGCGTGAATTGATGATGCAGATGCGCCGCTTCATTAGAGATAAGGAGCGCGGCATCTCCATGAAACTCTTTGCAGACTTGTGTGGGGTCAACAAGGCCCACCTGCTAGACGTCTTCTGGTATCGCTCTGAACCTCTGACCGAATATATCCAGCGCAGAGTCGATAAAGGCTACAAGGCATGGCAACGTGGCGAGGTAGCCATCATGCAATTGCGTAACCGTAGCAAATACGTTGAATACCGCAGGGAAGCTAAACCGAGAATCATGCCCACTACTGGCCTACAAATGATTAATGGCAAGATAGGGATTAGATTGGGTATGAGGAATATAGACGATTATTCGCAACCACCATTATTTGAAGGGGATAACAATGGCAGTTCTACATGACTACAAATGCCCAAGACACGGCTATTTTGAGAGCAGAAAAGCGCAATGTCCGATGAAAGACTGCGTTGATGAGGTCGCAATNGTCTATTTGCAGCCTGTTGGNCTAGTATCGGACGGTACAAAGAAGAATGACCGGACAATTAAGCAGTTAGCGATGGATTTTGACATGACAAACGTCAAATCGACCCGTGAAGGCGAAAATCAGGCTGGATACTTCACCAGAAAGAACAAAACNTCCAAAAAGCAGCTTGAGAAGGAAGCTAGAGAGGCAGAACAGCGTCCAAGAGAGGCTAGACCCGGTGATGCAGCCATTTGGGGCGGAAATTCCCGATATAGCATGGGAAATCTCTTAAAAGGCGGGGCTGTACGGTCNGTNATGGGCGAATCGGTCGGAATGAACCCTAGAGACGCAGGAAACTTGACAGGACCCAAGGCGGCGAGTTATATGCAGGACCACGAAGGACTTAAAATCAAATAATGGAATCTAAAACTTATTTGGGAACTCCTTGCCGTAACGGGCATGACGGCACTCGATACAAAAAAAATAATATTTGTGTTGAGTGTCGCAAAAAATATTTGTACGTTACAAAAGAATGGTCTGAAAAAAATAAAGAACGAAAATCAGAAACAAACAAAATTTGGTATGAAAATAACAAACAAAGAAAAAAAGAGCTTCAAAAAATTTGGAATGAAAACAATCCTGACAGGTTAAGAATACATTATCAAAACAGAAAGTCTAGGGTTGGTGAAGCAAAATTAAGTTATGATGGAGTTAATAAAATACTTGATTTGCAAAAAGGATGTTGCGCTGTCTGCAAAACAGTATTAGATTGCTACGAAATTGACCATGTTGTGCCTTTGTTCTTGGGAGGCAAACATGAATTAAGCAATATTCAGATATTGTGCCGTCATTGCAATAGAACCAAAAATGCAAAAGACCCAATATCTTTTATGCAAAGTAAAGGATACTTGCTTTGAGAATTCCAACCAAAGACTTAGAACGGGAGTTCTTCTACCGCGACTTAATCGAAAAGTGCATGGTATCTTTGGCAGAGCGAAAAGGGGATTACGCCTCTCTGCGCTCTTGGTTTTTGTTCGGTGCTGGCACCAATGAAAATCCTGCCCTGTTCAATAAGATTTTCCCGCACGTAGACCAACTAACATCGTTCCTCTATTCCGCTGAAACAACCCGCTTCTCAATCAACGTGGGTGCTGCGGTTCCAGAACAAGAACACATCAAGATTCCAAGATTAACTCTCGCCCTAAACGATGAGTGGCTAAACTCTAATGCCGACCAAGTATTCTCGTCTGCTCTGACATGGGCACTGGTATTTAACACGACCTTTATCAAACTCGTTGTCAACAACGGTATTCACCCCTACATGGTGGAACCAAGTTCTGTAGGTGTATTGCGTGAAGACGTAACCTACACCGACAGACAAGAGGCGATAGTACAAACCTATTACATTACTAAATCTGATTTGTATAATCGATTGTATAGTCACCCTAAACGGGAAGACATCGTCAAGCGTATACAAACAGCGATGCACACCAAGACTGAAGATTTGCCGGAAGGTCTTGACCGCATCATCATGAGTCAATCCAACCCAACCATCTACGGTAACGTCAACTTAGACTTGACCGGAACCAACCGCTACAAAGCCCGTGTCGCTGAAGACACCGTGAAGATGTATGAGTTGTGGGTGTGGAACGATGAGACTCAGGATTACCAAGTGGTCACGATGGCTGACCCTGACATCTTCATCTATGACCGTCCGGGTGGTTCTGTATTCCTAAAAGGTGAACTGCCATTTATTCAAATCTGTCCTAACCCACAGTTTGATTATTATTGGGGTCAGAGTGAAGTTGCTCGACTGAACTTGCTGCAAGCCATACGAAACAATCGTATGACAGAGATTTTGGACCTGCTCTCTAAGCAAGCCTCTCCTCCAAAGGTCTTCTCTGGCTTTATGGGTATCACGGATGAGAAAGCCTTTGCGTTTGACCGTCCGGGTTCGTTTGTCTCAAGCGATATGCCAAATGCTAAGGTAGATTCCATTGCACCGGAAATGCCAGCGTCACTCTTTGAGGTAATCCATGAAATTGATGCAATGTTTGCAGAAGCATCTGGAATATCAAGCGTTCTGTCTGGTCGTGGTGAGCAAGGCGTACGCTCCGCTGGTCATGCTTCTCAGTTGGCCCGTCTTGGAAGTTCTCGCGCAAAGAAACGTGCCCTAATCGTAGAAGACAGCTTAGAAAAGGTAGCCACGCTCTATCTCAAGCTAATGCAAGCCTACGACAACACGCATTTCAAAGACGAAGAAGGCAACAAGTTCATTGCTGAACAATTCACCAAGGATTATGTGGTGAAAGTGGACGCTCACTCCAACAGTCCGATATTTACGGAAGATATGCGTCAGTTGGCGTTCAACTTGTACAAGGCACAAGCCATCGACAAGGAATCTCTGCTTGACTTGCTTGAGCCGCCGATGAAACAATTGTTAATAGATAAATTGAAAAAGCGCGAAAAGAATCAAGCGCAGCAGCCCCAGGGAAACCTGAAGGCAAACCTGATTTGAAAGCGGTAGGTGAATAATGGCAACCAAAGCTGATTACACGCCGAAAGCAGACCAGCCGAGAGTATCGACCGGCGAATTAAAAAGGACCGAGGCTGCGCCATCTATGCAGTATCGGGTGTCGGGCATTAAGTCTTTTAACCCCCGTCAAGCAAGAAAGACGGGCCGTATGACTGAGC